AGTTGGCAACGTTCACTGAATGACGTTTTGACAAGTTTATACTGTGAGTTAAATTGCGGCAACTTTTGAGCGGGGCTTCACGACTGAATTAGGAAAGATATTGCGCTCCTACAAATTCGGGCGTAAACTTTAGTCCTCAACACAGTTCCCTCGGCACCATGTAATGCGCGCCATACGGCGCCACCATCACTCGAGGCAGTCGAAACACCCCGCCCGCGTTAAAGCCGGCGTTCGCCTGTAAGAACTGTAGATAAGCCCGCCACTCGGCGGGTTTTGTCGTTTACAGCCCACTTATGCAGATAGCTCTGGGGCTCGTCCTGGCCCGCCTCATCCGAGGTAGGGCAACCTCCATATTCAAGGATGTCGCATGCGCTACCAAGCACGCTGGAGCAATGGCTTCTGGAAGACGTTCGACCGCGAGCGCTTCGCAGACGTCGAGACGCACCCGACCGAGAAGGTCGCAAACGAGAAGGTCGCCGAGCTGAACGCTGGTCGGCGCAAGTAACGCGCATTCACCAGGGCGCCCGGCGAAGAAGCTCGATCAACCGCTCAATTGCGCCGATGGCGGGCGGCAGGGCGATAAGCATTGCGGTCGCAGCGGTTAGAAGTTTCGTCACTTGTTTGATGTGTTGTTTCATCGGTGTTCATCAGGTTGTCTGTCCTACTGTGCTACCGATTGTCCGCGCCGCGCCCCCCGGTGGTCCTCTTGTGGTTTTTCCAAACTCGCCTCACCGGCGTAACCGGTGGCCACACACCGCCGTTCACTGCCTCGCTGTACCCGTACGGGACTTGAGGGGTAGTGCGTCGCTGTGTGGCGAGGAAGCGCGCGAAAGCGTGCAGCGGATCTGCGTCCGCGACTTAGCCGGTATTGCCGCCGGCCGCCACAACCCGTCTCCAAAGTAGGTTGGTAGCCTGCTTTTCGCCGCCTGATGCAGCAACGCGCAGGCGGCTTCTTTTATTTTGAGGTCCCGTATGAGCGTCGAAGCGGAAGTCGTATGGCTGCGGTTTATGGTGCAGGTCCATCGCGAACAGGCGGTGATCGATGCCGCTCGGGCAGCTGCATGAACAGCGCCGCGCGCATCTACCGTGCCGAGATTCTGCGCGCTGTGCTCGGCCCTGGCGCCAACGAGCTGAAGGCTGACGACATCGCGCGCCTCAACACATACGCTATGCGCCTGGCCGACGCTGAGATGGCATTGGCAGCGCTCCAGGCGCAAGGGTACGGCCGTGGCGCTGCATCCCTCACTGAAGCAGTGGGCCAGGTGCCGGAAAGGCGGCGCCAGACTAAGGTGGCGGCTCAGGGCATCTTGAGGCGCATCTTCCGCCCGGCGCCGCAGCGTAAGCTCAGCGAGGCTGAGCTGCATGACATCTGGACGACGCGATGATCCTCGGCCACCACATCAGCAAAGAGCTGTGCGCCGCGCTCGGCCTGCCAAAGCAAACACGCGGATTCACGCTTCGCTGCTATACCGGTGAGCCGGTGACCATCGAATGCGAGTACTACCCGAACGGTGACTTTCAGCTGGCCTTGGCTCAGTATCGCCTGATAGCGGTAGATGGAAACATTCCGGCTCCCAAGGCCCAGCCATTTGACTACGACGCCTGGACGAAGGCGCGCACCGAGCGTGCGCACCGCGAGTTCATCGATCGTACGTCGAGGCGCCTGATGTGTGACGTGAGCCCGGAGGATATCGAGCGCTATATCGGCGGAGCGATGGGTTGATATGCCGAGAAGCCACCATGCGGGCGCTACCTGCGCGCATCCGAAGCCGCTATTTGCAAACGGGCGAGAGCGGAAATTCTGTTTTTCCTGCTCGCCGAAGCCAGAGCCAAAGCAGCGCAAAGCGTACGCTTTGAAGAATGCAAGTGAGCGCATGTGCGCGCGAGCCGGGTGTAGTGCGAGTTTCGCTCCGAAGGTGGCGCAACAGCGCTTTTGTTCGCCTGTTTGCCACAACGCCCATAACAATGAGTCGAGATATCAAGATTCACGCAGCAAGATGGGCCGAGAATGTCGATGGTGCAAAGCGGCTTATGTACCTCAGGTTGGGCTAAGGCAGAAGTACTATTGCGCGCCCGAGTGTCGTCTCGCTGCCTTAAGAGCAATGCGAAGCGATAGCACGCATCGCCGCAGGGCCAAAAAGTTCGGGTGCAGCTACGAGCCGGTGAGTAAGCGCAAGGTCTTTGAGCGCGACGGATGGAAGTGCCAGCTTTGCGGTATTTGCACACCAGAGGCAAAGCGCGGGACGACTGATGATGACGCCCCGGAGTTGGACCACATCATTCCGCTGGCAAGACGTGGCGATCATTCATATCAGAATACGCAATGCGCGTGCCGGCGCTGCAACATCATGAAATCAGACAGGTCAGTCGAAGAGGCAGTTGCGCAACTGCTGGCCGCTGAGGACACGTAAAGGATCAAGAATGCCCGCAAGGCCCAAGTCCATCTGCCGCAGGGTGGCGTGCGGTGCTTTGATTGACGCGCCAGGGTACTGCGAGCAGCACGCCAAGCAAGCCTCTGGATGGGTGCGCAGCCACCGTGGCAAGACGAGCGCACAGCGCGGGTATGGCTACGAGTGGCAGAGGCGCCGAGAGCGCATCATGAGCCGCGACTGCGGCATCTGCCAGATCAAAGGGCCAAGCTGTCGTTTCATCGCGAGCGAGGTCGACCATAAGGTCAATAAAGCGAAGGCCCGCCAGCTGGGCTGGACTGAGGCGCAGATCGAGGACGATTCGAACCTCCAAGCCTCGTGCCCAACCTGCCACAAGGAAAAAACGGCGGCCGAGCGCGCCGGGCGGGTCTAGTCTTCCCGGCTTTTCGGTCATAGACCGTCATGTCCGCCTTTTTTATATTTCCGCAATTGAGAATTTGGGCCTAGGAGGGCGCAAGTATGGCCAAACCCCGAACCCCTTCGGCGGTGCTGGAGGCTCGGGGTGCGTTCGACAAGGATCCCGGCCGGCGCCGCGAAGATTTTGAGGCCGGCGAGTTCGACGTCGAGCCGCCGAAATATTTCAAGGCACATCAGAAAGCAGTTTGGAATGAGATTGTCGGAGTCTTGCCGGCGTCTGTCCTGCAGGCTACTGACCGGATGGCCGTCGAGCTCGCGGCCCGCCTGATCGCGCAGTTCCGGAAAGCCGATGACGCTGAGGTTACATCCGCCCAGGTCGCGCAAATCCGGACCGCACTGGCGGTGCTCGGCATGACGCCGGCGGACCGCTCTCGAGTCTCGGTTAAAAAGCAGGCTCCCTCGAACCCGTTCGCCGACATGATGGGCGGATCTAAAAAGGCACACTGACTATGCCAGCCGATTTCGTCGGCAAGGCACAGGAGTACGCGCAGGCAGTCGTCAAAGGAAAAATCGTCGCTTGCAAGTGGGTCAAGCTGGCGTGCAAGAATCACCTGGACGACCTGAAGGCTAGCCGCCGCAAGGCGTTCCCGTATTACTTCGACGAGGATGCGGCCAATAAGGTCTGCACGTTCCTGTCGCTGATGCCTCACACAAAAGGCAAGTGGGCTCGTAAGCGCGAGCTAATCGAGCTACAACCCTGGCAGTGCTTCGCCTTCACGACGCTGTTTGGCTGGAAGATCAAGAAGAACGATCGCCGGCGCTACCGCCGCGCGTACTTCGCGGTTCCGCGGAAGAACGGTAAGTCGATCATCGGCTCGGGCATCGGCCTTTACATGTTCTCGGTCGATGGCGAGTTCGGCGCCGAGGTCTACTCAGGTGCGACGACTGAAGCGCAGGCCTGGGAGGTGTTCCGTCCTGCGAAGCAGATGCTCGAGCGGACGCCGGAGCTGCAGGAGGCGCTCGGCGCCGAGGTGTGGGCCAAGTCGTTGCTCGTTCCGGCGGACGGTTCGCGCTTCGAGCCGGTGATCGGCAAGCCTGGTGACGGCGCGTCGCCTTCGTGCGCAATCGTGGACGAATACCACGAGCATGACTCTTCCGACCTGGTCGACACGATGGAAACCGGTATGGGCGCGCGCGAACAGCCGCTGCTGCTCATGATCACTACGGCTGGCTTCAACATCGCCGGCCCATGCTACGACCAGGAAGTCGAAGCTAAGAAGGTGCTCGAAGGGACTCTAGACGATCCGGAACTGTTCGCGCTGATCTACACGATCGACGAGGGCGATGACTGGACCAGCCCCGCGGTGCTTCGCAAGGCAAACCCGAACTTCGGCATTTCGGTTGACGAAGACTTCCTGCTTTCGCAGCAGCGGCAGGCGACGCAAAGCGCGTCGAAACAGACCCGCTTTAAGACCAAGCACCTGAATATCTGGTGCTCGGCGAAGTCGGCTTGGCTGAACATGCTGGAGTGGATGAAGTGCGCGGACTACACGCTTTGTCGTGAGCAGTTCAAGGGCGAGCGTTGCTACCTGACGCTCGACCTAGCTAGCCGCTCGGACATCTGCGTACTGATGCTGGTGTTCGTTCGGGTCATCGATGGCAAGCAGCACTTTTACCTGTTCGGCGATTACTACTTGCCGGAAGCTGCCATCGAGGGCGCTGAGAAGAACGCCAACGCCTACCGCAAGTGGGTGATCGAAGGTTTCCTTCAGCAGCATGACGGCGCCGAGATCGACTTCGACCTGATCGAAGAAGACATGTTGGCGTTAGTGTCGGAGTACGGGCCTGAAGAGGTCGTATTTGACCCATGGCGCGCCGCGCAGCTGGAGCAGCGACTAACAAAGAACGGCATCACTGCGGTCGAGTTGGGGGCGCAGGTCAAGAATCTGTCGCTCCCGATGAAGGAGCTAGAAAGCGCAATCAAGGCCGGCCGCGTACATCACGACGGCAACCCGATGCTGACTTGGATGATGTCCAACGTTGTGGCAAAGCTTGACGCCAAGGACAACATCTACCCCCGCAAAGAAAAGCCCGAGCAGAAGATCGACGGTCCAGTGGCCGCGATCATGGGCGTCGCTCGCGCGATCGCCGGCGAGGAAGCAACAACATCATTCTGGGAATCCTGATGAAAAAACTGATCACGATGGTTCCCGACGCCCTCATCGTCAGCGGCGCCGTGGCGCTGTCCTATGGAGCGGGCTTGCTGCACCCGGCCGCCGGCTTCATCGTCGGCGGAATCCTGCTCATGGTCGGCGGGGTGTGTGCCGCGCGCCTGGCGCCCGTCGAAAAGGATGAAGGCTGATGTCATTCTTCGTTCATAAGGGACGTCGCAACCAAGCGTTCACCGAGCCTTTTTGGCAGGAGTGGATTGGCACGCTGGAGTCGGCAACCGGGAAGGCAGTCAACTGGAAGACCGCGCTGCAGGTCGCGACCGTGTTTGCCTGCTGCCGCGTGATCGGCAACGGCTACGCTCAGGTCCCGTTCAAACTGATGCAAAAAAGCGGGCGGCGCCGCGTGCCCGCGACAAAGCACCCGCTGTACCGTCTGCTCTCGCTGAAGCCCAACGACTGGCAAACCAGCTTTGAGTTCCGGCAGATGCTGGCGTGGCACATCGAGCTGTGTGGCAACGCTTACGTATTCAAGAATCGGAGTGTGATTGGCAAGTACATCGAGCTAATCCCGCTCCCGCCCGGTCGGGTGACGCCGAAGCAGGATGAAAACCTCCGCATTACGTACGAGGTAATGGGGCTCGATGGCACGACTCGGACGCTTACCAGGGACCAAATTTGGCACCTGCGAGGCCCAACTATCGACGGGTTCCATGGCTTGGATGTCGTGAAGCTGGCGCGCGAGGCGATCGGTTTGGCAATGGCCACGGAGGAGGCGGCGGCGCGGCTCCACAAAAACGGAATTCAGAACACCGGCGTCTATACAGTCGAGTCTACGCTCGATAAAAAGCAGTATGACGACCTGGCGAACTGGATTGCCAAGCAGTTCGCGGGCCTCCAGAACGCCGGCAAGCCGATGATCCTCGACCGCGGCGCCAAGTTCCTGAACACCTCCATGAGCTCGGTCGACGCACAGAGCAACGAGACCCGTAAGACGCAAGTAGAACAGATCTGCTCGTTCATGGGTGTGCTGCCCATCAAGGTGGGTTTCTCCGACAAAACTGCCACTTTTGCAAGCGCCGAAGAGATGAACCGCGCGCACCGCGAGGACTGCCTGGCGCCCAGATGGGAATCGTTCGAGCAGTCCGCAATGATCAACTTGCTGACCGACGAGGAAATCGACGCCGGACTGTATTTCAACTTCACGGAAGAGGGCCTGCTGCGCGGGTCCGCGAAAGACACCAAAGATGTGATCCTCGGCTACGTGAATGGCGGCCTGATGTACCCGAACGAGGGGCGCGACCTGCTTGACCTAAACCCGGACGACGACCCCGCGAGCGACCGCCTGCGCATCCCAGCAAACATCGTCGGCGAGCCGAAGCCCGCTGAGCCAGCAACACCTGCCCTCCAGGAGTAATTCCCGTATGCCACCCCCGAACATGCAGCGCAAGGCTGCAGGACGAGTGCTGTCCGCTGAAAACGAGCGCCTGCTGATCGATGCGCGCAACAACTTGGACACCGTCCTGTCGAAGCTGGCCCAGGAGGATCCCGAAGACGCGAGTTCGATCCGCTACGTCAACCGCATGGCGCTGAAGCCGGGTCACGTGCGCTTCAATGCATTGGCGGACAACGAGGCCGAAGTCCTGATCTACGGCGACATCGGCGGCGGCTGGTGGGACGAGGGTATTACCGGCGAGTCGATCTCGAACCAGATCGCCGAGCTGGACGTCGACACCATCCACGTCCGCATCAACAGCGGCGGCGGCCTGGTGTTCGAAGGACTGGCCATCTACCAAGCATTCGCCCGGCACGACGCCAAGATCATCGTCCACATCGACAGCATCGCGGCCTCGATCGCCAGCGTCATCGCGATGGCTGGTGATGAGATCCGCATCAGCGAAGGCGCGAACCTGATGATCCACAAGCCGTGGTCCGGCGTGTGGGGCGACGCCAATACGCTGCGCAAGGAAGCCGACGTGCTGGACCAGCTGCAGGCTGGGCTCATCAACATCTACGAGGCACGTACCGAGGCAAAGCGCGCCGACCTGGAGTCCTGGGTCAACGCTGAAACTTGGTTCCTCGGCCAGGCCGCCGTCGATGCCGGCTTCGCTGACGTCGTCGTGCCGGCCAAGAAGAAAAAGGCCGCGGCCTCGGCGATGCTGAACCACTTCAAGAATACCCCCAAGAACCTGCTGGCGTCGGTCGGCGGTCCTGAAATTCGCGAGTTCGAAGCCTTCCTCCGCGACGGAGAAGGGCTCTCGAACGCGCAAGCAAAGCGCATCGCAGCCGCTGCGATGTCGCGGGTGAATCGCGACGACTCACCCGAACCGCCAGAAAAGCCCCTCCGTGATGGTGGGGACCCTGCGGATGAGCAGAACGCAGCCGCGCGCCGGCTCGCGCAAGGCATCAAACAACTTACCTCCACCATCAATTAGGAATGACCATGGCAGACAAAGACGCCGTTCAAGAAGTAATGGAAGCGTTCACCGAGTTCAAGAAAACGAACGACGCGAACCAGCAAAAGCGAAGCGCCGACCTCGACGCAAAGCTCGACAAGATCAACGCAGCGCTGGACAAGCACGAAGACAACAACCAGAAGCTGGTGCTCATCGATCAGCAGAACAAGGCCATGCAGCAGCAACTGGACGCGATCGAAAAGATGGCAAATCGCGCGGGCCTGGGCGGCGCCGCCGGCGAGCAAGCCAAGGCTGCGCGCGAGTATCTGGACGCCTTTAACCGCGTCCTGCGCAAGTCGCCGGAGAACCGCGACAGCGCTGACGTTAGCCTGATCCGCGAGCGTTCGAACGCTCTGGTCAAAGGCGACGACACCAGCGGCGGCTATCTGCTGGCCCCGCCGGACCTGCAGAGCGACATCATGAAAGACGTGATCGAGATGACCCCGATCCGCTCGCTGGCGACCGTCCGCGTCATCGGCGGCCCGAGCCTGAAGATGCGCAAGAAGGTCGGCAACGGCTCGGCGAAGCGTGTCGGCGAAACCGAAAAGCGCACCAACACCGGCGATCCGGCATACGGCATGGCCGAATACCAGGCGCCGGAACTGTTCGCTCGCATGGAAATCTCGCAGCAGATGCTGGAGGACTCGGACTACGACCTGTTCGCTGAGCTGCGCGAGGACGCCGCCGACCAGTTCTCGGTCAAGGAAGGCATCGAGTCGATCAGCGGCAGCGGCAACGGCCAGATGGAAGGCATCCTAACCAATTCCCTGATCGAGGCGATCAACAGCGGTAACGCATCGCAACTGACCGCCGACGGCATCCTGAGCCTGTTCTACGGCCTGAAAACTGCCTACGCTCGCAATGCCGTGTTCGGCATGAACCGCTTGACCCTCGGCGCCGTGCGCAAGCTGAAAGACAACGACGGCCAGTACCTGTGGGTGCCGGGCATCGCCAACGGCGTCCCGAATACCATCAACGGTGCTTCGTACGTCGAACTGGCCGATATGCCGAACATCGCCGCCAACACCTGCCCGATCGTGTTCGCCGACTGGAAGAAGCTTTACGTCATCGCTGACCGCGTGGCGATCTCCTTCTCGGCCGACTACGTGACCGAAGCCGACGACGGCTTGGTCGTGTTCCGTGCCCGGAAACGCGTCGGTGGCGGCGTCCGCCAAGCCGAGGCCGGCAAAAAGCTGAAGATCGCAGCCTAACGCCGAATGCTCCCCGGCCGCGCGCCGGGGACTCCCGCAAACATATTCAAGGAATCATTCATGCGCGACCTGAAATCCAATATCAAGCCGGTCATGTCCCTGGTGCCGGCCACCCGCAATGCAGCCGCGAACGGCACTGGTGTTGACCTCTCGGGCTATAACGCCGCGTCGGTCGTGTTCGCTAACGGCGCGATCGGCGGCACGGCATCGCCGACCTTTACCTTCGAGGTGCAGGAGAGCGACGACAACGCTACCTTCACCGCAGTCGCCGATAAGGACATCCGCGGCGTCGAGCCGGTGGTCACCGCCGCCAACCAGGTGTCGCAAGTCGCCTACCTCGGCTACAAGCGCTACATCCGCGCCGTCGTGAAGACGGTTGCTGGCACGTCGCCAACCCTGGACTGCGCTGCGTACGTCCTCCTGGGTCATCCGGCTAACGCTCCGACGGCCTGAGCATGAAGATCCGCATGTTGACCACGGAGAGTGGTTCGATTGATGGCGTTCG